AATCCTACTCCTTCTATACCTATCTCCCCCACTACTGGGTTAGTAATGTCTAAATCGTAGCCACGGATAAAGGATTTTGATATTGGTAAAGGTGCCGGTTCGGGGGTTAACCCAGAGGCTAACGAAGTGCCCGCAGCCATCAAAGACCCAGTAGGAGTGCCCTTCATAAAGGCACTGCGAGCATCGGTTCCGGCTTGCCCAGTCTGGAATATATTTGTAAATCCCTCTCCCGCTCTCGCAAACCCAGTAGTGGGGGAGATAGGTATAGAAGGAGTAGGATTAATAACCGGCGCCGTAGCCACTTGTTGGGCTGTCATATTTTCAAGCAAGCCCGGATCAATGTTACTTTGAGCCATCTTAAAATATGGGGAATTTGGTGTAAGACCGCTACTTTCAAGCAAGCCCGGATCAATACCACTTGTACTTGTAGTGATAGGGGAATTGAGTAATTCAGGGGGTAAGTTACTTGCAGCCATATCTGCGGCGCTAGTTAACCCTGCTTCTGCACCTGTAGGTAGCATAGCACCCTCTAACGGGGTAGCCGCATTTACTAAACCTTGACCTAAACCAGCACCGCCATAGGCCCCTAGACCCGCCATCAAGCCTTTCTTAAGGCTTCCGGTAGCAATACCTGTCAAGGCACCTACCGTCGCTCCAGCGCCTAATGAAGACATTAATCCGAACCCTGCTGGGCCAAGAGCAAAACCAGCCACCATCGGGAGGATGGCACTTAAAAATCCTGCTTCCGGCAATCCGGTCTGGGGGTTAATAGTGAGCGAACCACCTTGGGACATAGCCAAAGCCTGTAGCCCACCAACTTCTCTTGGTGTCATGTGGACAAGCATCGTGTCCTGACCACGGCCTTTACTTTGTGCTTGTCGCGCTGCAGCAAGACCACCTTGTTCGTAGTTCATAACTTGCCCACCGTACATATAGTGTTTAGGTTTAGGAGTTAGAGCGTCGTTATCAATACCTGACTCTCGTCTAGCAAAATTAACCCCTCTTCTGTAGATTGCATAGGCTTCAGCGTTTTTACCAGCCTTAATTTTTTTATACGCTGGGAATATGTAGTCGTTATACATTTCCCTATAGACTGATCCAACGTCCTTTCTGGCGTCTAAAGCACGCATAATCCTAGGAGCATTGGTGTAATACCACTGAACGTCTTTATTCTTTTCTCTATCTTTTTGCATATAGGTATCGCGGAAATTACGGAGGGTATTTAGCACCTCACCGTTGTCCTTTTGACCCATATACCTAACCGCTGCGGTTGTAAGGAAACAACTACCTGTGCCCCCACCAGAATCGGGAGCATCTTGGACGTTCATATTAGCGTCAACGTTTTGCTGATCTCCTATGGAAGGAGTTCCAGCACCAGCCCCAGTTTCAGTACCAGTACCAGCAGTAGTGGAAGCAGGGGCGGGGGCGGGGGCGCCTACGGTCTGACCAGCCTCAGCATCAACGGCGTCTTGTGTGGCGGCAACAGTGGCAGCAACATCAGAAATATCGGGGGTTGAAGGGTCTTGTTCGTCCGTTTGTTGTACGTTCATAGCCGTTAAAGCGGCTGTGGGGTCAACGTTTATGTCTTGGTCCGTCATAGGAAGCCCCGGTGTAACTACGTCAGGGGCTATAGAGGTAACTTGTTGCGGCGCAACAGTAACGGGGGATATATCAACAGCAGTGGTAACTGTTGGGGCGAGGCTAAAAAGACCTCCTATTGAAGTCCTTGCCTGATTAGACTGTTCATTTGCTGCTTTTAGTTGGGCGTCTACTATTGCATTTTGTTCTATCGCTTTATCTTGTAGGGCATCTGTTACTTTTTCTGCCGTCATAAACCCCGGGATAGCATAAGAAAGAACGCCAAGCGAATCTTTAACCCCTGCAAGCGCACCGCCAACGTTTTGCGCAAGACCGCCTAAAACGCCACTAGAACCTATTTGTGCGGGACTTCCGGGGCTTCCGGGGGGTGCGTTACCCGGTTCACTACCCGGGCCGCTAGGCTCATAAGGGGGAAGTTTCTTCTGAGCCGCCAACATCTGATCTGCCAACATCTGATCGGCCTGTTGCCCTGAGTTAAGTAATGTATACCTCTGGGTCTTCGGATCGTAAGAGTATTTGTATGGCCCTGTACTACCCCCAGACTGGAATCGTCTAATAGGTAGAGATGCCAAACCACCACTAGCCATACCGGGCATGGTGGGAGCGAATCCGTATTGGGGTTGGCCTATAGTGGGATATTGCATAATGGGATTATCCTGAATTTGTCAAGTGAAGTCTATGGGGCTATGGTAACTGAGACTGTCCCCACAGAACCGGAAGCGGATACCGAAGAAAGGCGTACTACAGTCTTATATAGGAGCGAGGAAACAAACGTGATTGAGCCTATAACCGAGGGGATGGCAGGTCTGACAAAGGGCGAGACTTGGGGGCCGTCATGGTAAATATAAACACCATTAGTTGGGGTGGTGGGGTTGCCAGCCAGATCTGTAGCCCAATACAACTCAATCTCATCTCCAGCGATAGCAGTAAAAGTAGCCTCGGAATAACCGCAAATATAGCCTTCTTCCCCCGGACTAGAACTTTTACGGGCTGGGATGGTAAAGATTGTGGCTGAGTTGTCTACATCTATATTATTAACTTTGAGCCAAACTGTGGCGTAGTGAATAGCATTTGCCGAATTAATAAACTGAAGGCTAAAAGTAATTTTATAAACCCCGTCATAGGTAGCCGTTGCCGAACCGGGTGAGTTAAGTGTCCATCCAAAACTAGAGTCAAGCGTATTAAATTCAACTTGGGTAGCAGTGTTATTTCCTGTAGCAATCTGGTCTGTTGAGTCAGATGCGGCAATATGGGGAAAGACTAAATTTTGACCATACCCAATAAAGTCCCCACCGTAAAAGTTATCGGCACGATACGAGTTGGCTTGGTTAGGGGTAAGCGAGTCTAGTTGGTTAAAGTAGAGACGAAGTATACGAATCAGATCCGTGTGGTATCTTTGATCGTATTCAACAGGCGGTACCGGTAATGCTGGCGCCTGAAACTTCTCAAGTGCCATTAGCGTTTACCATCCACACGAGCATCTAGTCTAGGAACACCTAATTGCCAATTAACCCCCAAGTCCTCTGAACTAATCTTTAACGCCATCTGACGAGCACGGGCACGAATAAACACCTGATCCGTATAAACGTCTACCGCAGTCTCAATTACCGGTTTAGAATCCGTCGTGCCTACGGGCTGGAAGCCTGATCCGGGGAAGTTACGAGGACGAAGTTGCAGCGTTACTTCTGGTTGCGCGGCAGTAGATTTAGCAAAGTTAATATCAGGTAGCATACGACGGGTCAGCATAAATTGCTCACCGTCTGCAATATCAAAATCAGACGATTGGATGTAAGCCGTTATAGGAGCACCATCGTCATCTAAACCATTTTCTTGGTCGTAGAGAACCCCAGTGCTGGTTCCACTAGGTGTGTTAACTGCCATAGGATATTCCCGTAATGGGCTATCTAACCAAGCAGTACGATCAATGTTTCCGTAATACCAGATACGCTCAAGGTAGTTATAGATTACATAACGGTTTGGGTACGAAGAATTAGAACTTGGGTACATCCACCAGACTTCATTCCAACCCTCGTTTGTACCAGAGATAATAGTATCGGCCTGACTATAGTTAATGTCCTGATAGACAAACTGTCGCAAGGTGCAAGGTAGCGTCTCGACACGGCCTGAATAAACATAAAACTTGTCGTGCCCCATCCAGTAAGTAACGTTATTTACAGTTACACAAGCCCGTGGGCTAAGAATAGAAATGTTATCTGCTAATTCTTGTAAGCCAAATACGTCTGTGGTTCCAAGGTATTGAAAAGAATAAAGATGCGATTCTGTCCATACCAAAATCTCTTGCCTTGTTGGCAGAGCACGGACAATCCTTGAACCCCTAGAAACCCTTATAAATCCCGCAGAGTTGGTAGGGGTCGGAGTCCATTGGCTCGGATTGTCCTGATCAGACCACCTAATAAGAAGGGGGTCAAAATCAGTAGGATCAACAGAACCAAAAGGCACACACCCAAAAGCGAGAAGATGCTTGTCGTTTTGTGATACAAGAACCTGCATGGCCCTAACGGGTACTGCGTTGGCAACATATCCATCTGCGGTAGCCTTTGCTGAAAGAAGAATAGCATTAGTGTTAAGTGCTGCGCCGGGGTTAGTTGAAGTCCCACGTTCCCAATAATAAATAGCGCCATCTCGTATATTGGCAACTAAATCATTATCAAAGTTGTCGTACCACCAATCAACACCGCTTAAAGAAACAGGCGTTGTACCACCAAGGCCCCATTCAAGACGGCCCCAAGTATCCGTACCCCAACCATAACCAAATGTACCGCCCGGGGAGCCAACGTCTATTTGATACTTACCAATTGTTGCAGCACCCCCATTACCAACATCTGATGCATTAGCCGTGACCGGAACTTCTATAGTGTAGGCGTTGGCGTTAACTACCGTAGTAATCTCAAAGCCTTGATTAACATTTAAAATTGCAGCCGTGACATTGCCACCCAAAGAAGCGGCGTCAACAAATTGAACATAATTGCCTACTGCTGCTGGACTACCCGTATCCGTAACCGTTACGACAGAAGATCCATTAGTTGCAGTAAATGTTACAGCCCCGGGAGCGGTTGTTTCTTGAAGAGGAGTAATATCGTAAAAGTAACCACCGGCCTCTAAATATAACTTTAGGTTTGTCCCAACGGCTAATAGGTTGTCCCCATAAGTTGTTACATAGTTAAATAGTTGTCGGCAAGTGCCAAGAAAGGTATTAGGGGTCTGCTTAAGCCAACCACCAATCTTTTGGGGGAAACCCGAAAGGAAGCGAACTTTGTCGCACTCAAACCAGCCACCCTCGTTAGAGTAGTTGGTCTGATCCCGATTTACCCCCGGTTTAAATCTAAGCGCTATAAATGGCATGGCATCATTATTTCATGTTAAAGGCTATAGATATTCTATCTTCATCAGATAAATTAGGATTTACATAATGACTTAAGTAAGATGGAAACACTAAAACATCCCCAACTACTGGAACAAACGAATAGTTACCATAAAAATCTTTTATAGTATCGTCAATTGGAAACGCCTCTGCCATAGTGGGGTTAAGAAACACTATTTGACCACTATTTGAGTTTGTTTTTAAATAAAGCACTCCAGAAAAAGCAGAATTACCATGTAAATGCACACGATTAAAACTATTTTTTCTATTTATATTCACCCATAAATCAGTCAAACTTAGGTTCATTTGAATATCATCAGAGATTGCTTTTAACATTGGAAACAACTTACCTCTTAATGATTCAAAATAAACATTTATGTCTACTTCTGGACTCTGATAACCACCTAAGTTACTTTTAAAATTTGAGGGTAACTTTGACTCAATCTCGTAACAAGTAGAAATCTCCTTCTGAAAATCACCGTCTAAAGTGAATTTCCATATAGGAGTTACGAACGGAATAAATTTTTCTATTTGCATATTATTACTTATCCACAAGTTGTTCGTAAACGAGATACGGGTGAAAAAATTGTTTTTAACTTTGGGCTACTAAATGTTAATTTATCTATAAAAAAGACTAGCGTTAACCTATTCGATTCTAAATTAGAACCATGAAAATTATTTGCTGCATGATACAAATGGCTATCAAATAAAAACAATCTGTTATATTCGGATTCAACTGTAACTGTAGGTCTAAATTGCTGATTGTTCTTTAATTGAAACTCTTTATTAGCCTTAATTAAAGACGTATCATTAAAACTTTCTTGTTTTTTATCAATATTTTTAATACTAGCAACGGTTGGGTCTATTGGGCGGTATATGGTTGTACCAGAACCACAAACATCTTTAGATAAATAAACAATTGCAGTAATTAAACTTTCATCGGCATGAACCCAACCATATTCGTATTGCTTATCAACTATTTGAAAAGAAGCATAACCATGCCACTCACCTGCAACAATATTTAAATCATAAAACAGAGAAACAAATTTTGAAACGCAACTATTGTATAAGTTATAGTTTATTTCATGTAAGGGTTTACTTCTTTTCCCGGGCCAATTGTTATCAGGGTCAGAGAAATACTCTTGTTGCAAAGCAAATTCCCGTACTGCGTCTGGATACTCAAAAAAGTCGTCAACAACAGTAATTGGAAAATGAACAGTTTTCATTAGGCTACAAGTCCCGGCAGATACACTGTTTTACCGTTTTGTTTGGTAGCGGTCAAGTTTTGCTTCTTAAGGTTAGTTGGGTCATAGGAGACGTGCACCCAGCCTGAGTCCGGTACGCCCGGAGTGTAAAACTCAAGGATTAACTGGGTGTAGTCAAGGTTTTCCATAATCCACACGGCTAGGTCTGCGTTGGGAACGCTGGGGATCTCAATGTCGGCGGCTTGTCCTTTACAGTGGTCTGAGGTTTTGGAGCCTCCCACCTTTGCGTTAACTTCGGGGTGCCTGAATCCTGAGTTGACCTTAACACCTTTACCAAAGTGATCCCTGACGGGCTGCAATACCTTTTCACAGAGCGTTTTAAGATTAGCAATCTCAACCTCCCCCGGCGTGTTATCCATATCATGCCGCAGTGCAGTATCAGACTTCACCATCTCAGCAAGAGAAAAGTTATTTGTCAGTTGCATCTTTTTTCGCCTTCATGTCCATGATCTTCTCAAGGGTGCGTCCGCCAAAGTAAAAGGACATAATCAGCATCCCCCACTGGCCCAAGAGTTCAACGTAGTTGTTGTTAACCTCAATTTCCCAAGCACTCATCATCCCAAAGACGGTATAGGTCACTAAGATAAAGATCAGCGTCATAGGCCGGATGTTCTTAGATAACCAAGAGTCTGACTTCATATCGGCTTCAGCCCGCTTGGTCAGGTTGTCTTGCTCGTTCATGTCCGCTTGGAGTTTGGCAAGTTCGCCCTTTTGCTGCATCTCTAAGAGCATGGCCTGCGCCTTGGCACGAGCCTCTGGATCTGGGAGAACTTTATCTAGTACCTTTTCTCCAATACTTAATAGTGCGGCTATAGGTAACATTATTTCTTACTCCTTGAAAGCATGGTTGCGGCGATGTTGAGCATCGCCCGGGTTTGGTCTAAATCAGCGGGAGGAATTGCCCAGCCCACAGTAATCTGCCCTACAAACCGACTCGGCTCAGGTGGGACACTAATCCTGCACCCAAACCGCATACCCTTCTCGATGTACCACAGCCCAATCTCTGACTGTGCCGCCTTATATTCTCCGCAAGGTATAGTGCCTGCCATAAGCGCTACTACGTCCTGATTGTTGGCTTGGTTAGCGGTAAATAGTCCTACGTCCAACCCGTCATTGGTCTTATCCCTACCCTCTTTGGTATACGCCCGATACTGCACACGGGTTCCAAGCAAGGGGTTGACCTTAAACACTGCCACGGTAGTTGCCCCCGTGGTCTTAAATAGGTGGGCCACAGCATCCTCAACCCGATCATCCACGATGTCCGGCAACTTCTGGTGTTCTTTGTAAGTGCCAATAATTACGTCTTTGTTGTCATACATCATCCAGCCACCAAAAGCCAACACCGCCATTAGGATCAGGGCGAAGAGTTTAAACGGCGAGTCAACATACGCCAGCACTTTAGATAGCGTGTCGTTAGCGTTTAGTTTCTCAGTCATCCGTAATTACCCTTTTGTTGCTAGATACAGACCGATGTTGCTAAAAGCGTAACCGGCAAACACAATAGCCATCGCTACGTTACCCTTAGCACCTTGCTCAAAACCTATGTAGGCGTAGATACATCCTACAAAAATCATAAGCCAAGGACTCATACTCTTTGCCCACGGAAGTAAGCCACCCCATCAATAACTTCACAAAGTTCTGGCGGCAATAATTTCCCATTCTCAAACGTCAATACACAAAACCCAGAACACCAATTGACCGGGTTCATTTCCGTATATGTAAACTGCTCACCATAAGGTTCAGCAAGCGTCCCGGCGTCTA